TTGGTCATGCGCGTGGTGCCAAGGACTAAATAGTCCATTAGGCCCCATCCGAACGTCCAACCAGCCATCAGTGCCAACTTCAGAACGAAGTTGCATGGCAATTAACGTCTTCCCGGTACACACCGCGTCAAGGGTCTTAGTTACCCAGACACCATTGCTCATTAGGTTCCCAGAGGAATCCCAGGTGAGATTGGTGCACATGACGGTTGCTGTTGGTGAGGATGTGAAGTACCTAGGGAACGGTCCAGCTCGTGCCGTTCGACGTCGTCTGTTGCGAGGTTGAGGGGCGGGGGCGGTTATATTGACCGTAGTTGAACTGCGGCGTCCACGTCTGCGTCCCATAAGGTATGTACTGTATGACAGGATAGTTGTAGTTAGGCTTGCCCGTACTGAGGGGTGGATCCCTACCCCTCAGCCAGTGTAGTATGCGTGTCTCTAGGTCGTGCAGTTTCTTGTTCTCCCAGCCACCTCCAGGTCGAGATGGCAACTCAGATGGGTTCACAGGCATTCCTATGACTCGCGCAATCGCCAACAAATTGAAAGCACTAGTCGCCCAATACTTCCAATCCGGCTCATCCTGTGCCACAGAAAGTTGAACCCATTCCACTTCACCGTCACTCTGAAACTTGCAGTTCGGATCTAACCGAGACGCATCTATCGCCTGTTCGTAAGTCCATCCCATGTTGCCAAAACAGTTCTGGCCTATTTAGACTCCTGATTTCTTCGTGTTTCTTGCCCAAAGGGGTACCCAGTCTTTGGTACATGCTCTCAAGATCGAGCTGTTGATCAGGTGTTAGTCCAAAAGCGCGGAAGAATGAAAGGCGTGCATCATCAGTGATGACCTTTCCACAGAATTCCATCCCGCGTGCCAGTCGGTACATTCCCATACCTTTGAAATCGTGTCGCTTCGCAATGTCACTACCCTCACCATAACGCAGCATCCAGTGGTAGAACTCAGTGAACACCGGTATGCCGTCAGTAAGGGCCAACCCACACTCCCCCACAGCGTAGATCCACTTGGAAAATTCTTCGGGGCTGGACACACAGCAGAGGTCCTTAGCAAGTGCTCCGAGATTTCGCACCATCCGCCATTCCACTCCGTCGTAAACCGGATGTGTTTGGCAGAACTCCACATGTTCCAAGCAGAATACAGGGGACTCGACCTTCATGGTAAAACCCAGTTCTCTGAACCAAACCTCAAGCCCATCCATGAACAGGGCGAGGGACGTCTTCTCCATAAATACGATCACATCATCTCCGTTATCAAAGCACTCATGTCTGATTCCTTTAGAGGCACAATAGGAATAGACCATCGCTACCATTAGCAAACAATTTCCCAAGGCTGTGTCCATGTCTCCACTCATCCGACCTCGGTCGATCTTGTATTTGACACAGCCATCCTTAGCGGTAGCGAACCCCTTGTTGACCAACATCATGTTGAGGAGGCGTTTAAACTCAGGATCGTTGACAAACCTCAAGTATTGAGAGTGCGTCCATCTGAGCGCCTGTTGCGATACGTGCTGGTCAAACCTACTAGCATCCAGTCCCACAACAGTGGGCTCCTTGAACAAGTTCCATTTCTTAGCGCATATATCACCTGTCTGGTAGGCATTATAGCCTTTAGCAACCGCAGGATACTTG